TTCCCCTCCTCCCAGAAGAGATGGGAGATGAACCAATGGTTGAGATTGAAATTGAAGACCCCGAGTCTGTCAAGATCGGGATGGGCGGTTTAGAGATTGAATTGGAGCCTGAAGCAGAAACCGCTGAAGACTTCGATGCCAACCTCGCCGAGTACATGGATGAGGGAGACCTCCAAGGTCTGGCCTCTGACCTGATCGGTCTGGTAGATGCGGACATCAACTCCCGCAAAGACTGGGCAGACATGTACGTCAAGGGACTTGAAGTCCTGGGCATGAAGTACGAAGAACGTGCTGAACCCTGGCTTGGTGCCTGTGGCGTTTACAGCCCCATCCTGACTGAAGCAGCAATCCGCTTCCAGTCTGAAATGATCACCGAGACCTTCCCTGCTCAGGGCCCGGTCAAGACCCAGATCATTGGCGAGATCACCAAGAAGAACGAAGAGTCTGCCGAGCGGGTTCGTGATGACATGAACTACCGCTTGACGGACGAGATGATTGAGTACCGCCCCGAACATGAGCGGATGCTGTACTCCCTTGGTCTGGCCGGCGCAGCGTTTAAAAAGGTCTATTACGACCCAAGCCTGGAAAGGCAGATCGCTGCTTACATCCAGGCAGAGGACATGATCATCCCCTACGGCGCTGCCAATGTTTACACGGCAGAGCGCGTCACCCACGTGATGCGCAAGACCGAGAACGATATAAACAAGTTGATGGCTGCGGGCTTCTACCGTCACACCGAACTGGGTGAGCCGGTCAGAATCTTCACTGACATTGAGAAGAAGAAGGCAGAGGAGCAGGGCTACACCCTTACCGATGATGATCGGTATCAGGTGCTTGAGATTCACGTTGATTGGAATCTGAAGGGCTATGAAGATAAGGATGATGAAGGCGAAGAGACGGGGATCGGCCTCCCGTACGTCATCACCATCGAGCGAGGTACCGCAACGGTTCTATCTATACGACGGAACTGGGATGAGTCCGACCGAAGAAAACTCAAACGACAGCACTTCGTTCAGTACACTTATATCCCTGGCTTTGGTGCTTATGGCCTTGGCTTCATTCATATTATTGGTGGTTATGCTCGTGCAGGGACCGCGATTATTCGCCAGTTGGTCGATGCGGGAACCCTCAGCAACCTCCCCGGAGGTCTCAAGACCAGAGGTCTTCGAGTCAAGGGCGACGACACGCCTATCGCCCCGGGTGAGTTCCGAGATGTAGACATCCCCTCGGGTGCGCTGCGTGAGAACATCATGCCGCTCCCGTACAAGGAGCCAAGCCAAGTCCTGGCCGCGCTGCTTGATCGGATCACTGATGAGGGCAGGCGTCTTGCGGCTATTGGCGACCTGAAGTTGTCCGATATGTCTGCCCAGGCTCCCGTGGGCACGACCCTCGCCATCCTTGAGCGTCAACTCAAGACAATGTCTGCCGTCCAGGCTCGCGTGCATGCAAGCCTGAAGATGGAATTTAAACTGCTCAAGCAGATCATCCGGGACTACATGCCGCCGGATTACTCCTACATCCCCGTGGGAGGAGACCGTGCTGCCAAGCAGGAGGACTACGATCTTGTTGAGGTGATCCCGGTCTCCGATCCGAACGCCGCCACGATGGCGCAGCGGATCATGCAGTACCAAGCCGCTCTCCAGTTGGCTCAGGGCGCTCCTCAAATCTATGACCTGCCCAACCTGCACCGGCAGATGTTGGAAGTTCTTGGCATCAAGAACGCCGAGAAGTTGGTCCCCGTCGAGGAAGACCAGAAGCCTCGTGACCCCGTGTCTGAGAACATGTCGTTCCTGACCGGCAAGCCAACCAAGGCATTCATCTATCAAGACCATCAGGCCCACATCGCCACCCACATGGCGCTGCTCCAGGACCCGATGGTGGCTCAGATGATTGGACAGTCTCCGATGGCACAACAGATGGGCGCAGCCATCATGGCTCACGTCGCAGAGCACATGGCCTTTGCATACCGTCAACAGGTCGAAGAACAGTTGGGCGTGCCTCTCACTCCGCCCGATGCTGAACTGGATGAGCAGGCAGAGGTGCAAATCTCCCGTCTGGTTGCTCAGGCCGCACAGCAACTGCTCCAGACCAACATGGGCAAGGCTCAACAAGCCCAGGCCCAGCAGCAGGCGCAGAACCCGCAACTACAGATGGCGCAGGCAGAACTGCAACTCCGGGCTCAAGAACTGCAACGCAAGGAGCAGGATAGCCAGCGTGATTTCCAAATCGCTCAAGAAAAGATTCGCCTTGAGCGGGAGCGGCTGGCAGTTGAAACCCAAAAGGAACAGGCCCGTCTGGCAAATCAGAACCGTCAGGCCGACAAGAAACTTCGCGCCGAAATGATTAAGACGGTGATGAAGCCCCGCCCGAAGCCGGGCATGCCCAAACAGTGAGGTTTAAATGGCAACCACTGCGTTTTCCGTGGTATTGAAAGACATTGAGGAGCACCGGGAGTCCATCGCCCGTGCCCTCGTAGATGGTGGTGCTCGGGACTATGCCGAGTACCGCAGTATGTGTGGTGAGGTCCGGGGTCTCTCAACCGCACACATGTTTATCACCGACCTCGTGCGAAAGATGGAGCAAAACGACGATGAGTGAAATCCTCCTGAGTACCGGAGAAGACGCGGTGCCGACCACCCTGCCCGAGACGGCAGAGGAAAAGGCCAAGCAACTTCCCGATCCTTCCACCTACCACCTGCTCTGTGCGCTACCAGAGATTGAAAGGGAGTATGAGAGCGGGATCGTCAAGTCAGGGCAGACCATGCACTTCGAAGAAGTCATGTCCCCTGTACTGTTTGTGATGAAGATGGGGCCGGACGCCTACGGCGATAAGAGCCGCTTCCCCAGTGGACCCTCGTGTAAACCGGGCGACTTCGTCCTGGTAAGGCCCAACACGGGCACCCGCGTGAAGATTCACGGGCGTGAGTTCCGCATCATCAACGACGACAGCGTGGAAGCCGTGGTGCAAGACCCGCGTGGCATCTCTCGCGTTTAAAGGAGGATCACATGCCGCTTGATCAAGAAGCGTTTAAATTCCCGGACGAGAAGGCCGAGGAAAAGAAGCAGGATGAGATCGACTTTGAAGTCGAAGGAGATTCTGAGATTGAGGTGGTGGACGACACTCCCCCAGAGGATCGTGATCGTGCGCCCATGAAGGAGCCTCCCTCGGAGGTGACGGATGAGGAACTTGCCCAGTATTCAGACGGGGTTAAGAAGCGCATCCAACATTTCTCTAAGGGTTATCACGAAGAGCGCCGGGCAAAAGAGGCTGCTTTCCGTGAGCGGGAAGAGGCTGTACGTCTTGCACAACAACTCATGGAGGAAAACAAAAAACTCCAGAGTTCGCAGGGCCAGACCCAGCAGGTACTGCTTGAGCAGGCCAAGAAGGTCGTTGAAAACGAACTGTCTGAAGCCAAGCGCAGATACAAGGAAGCCTATGAATCAGGAGATTCAGACGCCCTTGTTGCGGCCCAGGAAGAACTGACCGCCGCCAAAATCAAGGCAGACCGGGTAAACAATTTCAAGCCCGCCCCTTTACAACAGGAAAAACCTGCGGTACAACCCGCACCACAACCAGTTCAGCAAGAGCAGGTTCGCGTTGATCCCAAAGCCTCTGCGTGGCAAGAAGCCAATCCGTGGTTTGGACAAGATGACGAGATGACTGCCCTTGCACTGACGGTTCATCGAAAACTTGTGGAAAGTGGGGTAAGTCCAAACAGCGATGAATACTACGACCGCATCAATAACCGGATGCGGCAGGTCTTCCCGGATGCGTTCACCTCTGAGAAGCCGGTAAAGAAATCGCCTGTCGTGGCACCTGCGACCCGAAGCACAGCGCCCAAAAAGATCGTGCTGACCAAGTCCCAAGTAAACATCGCCAAGCGGCTCGGACTGACGAATGAGCAGTACGCCCGTGCGGTTGCGGAAGAAATGAGGAAACAAAATGGCTGAACGTACCCCCCGTGAATTGGATACCCGAGCAAAGATGGAGCGCCCTAAGCAGTGGATGCTTCCTGAACTGCTGCCGAGCCCCAACCCCGAGGACGGCTACGAGTTTCGTTGGATTCGAATCAGTACCCTTGGTACTGCCGATCCAGGCCATATTTCTTCAAAACTCCGCGAAGGTTGGGAGCCTGTAAAAGCCTCTGAGCATCCCGAAATCCAGATCATGGCAACTGGGGACAAGCCCCGGTTCCCAGATAGCATCGAGATCGGTGGACTCTTGCTTTGCAAAACACCCAAAGAGTTTGTCGAACAACGCAACTCGTACTTTCAGCGTCAAACTGATGGTCAGATGCAGTCGGTTGACAACAACTTCATGCGCGAGAACGATCCTCGGATGCCTCTATTCAAAGAGCGCCGCTCTGAGGTGAAGTTTGGACGCGGTTAAATCATCTTAGGAGTCCAACATGGCTTACCCCTCTGTTGACGCCGCATATGGTTTCAAGCCGATCAATGAACTGAACGGCCTACCTTATGCTGGTGCAATCCGCCAGATTCCGATTGCTCGGAACTATGGCACCGCCATTTTCAATGGCGATCTCGTTGAACTGATTGCCAACGGCACGGTTGTGCTGACTGGCATGACCACTTCCACCACGACCACGGCTCGCGCCGGTCAGGTTGGTATCTTCGTGGGCTGTTCGTACACCAACCCCTCGACGGGTCAGAAGTTGTTTGCCCAGTATTACCCCGGTAATATCCTGGCCAACGACATCGTGGCCTACGTGGTGGATGATGACCGCGCAGTCTTCAAGGCCGTGATGATTGGTCAGCCCTCCGCAGGTCTGAGCAACACGGCTACGACCGTTGGCTTTGCTACGCAGGCTTTCGTTGGCAACAACGTGTACTGCGTGACTGGCACCGCCGGTAGCACCACCACGGGTAACTCCGCGATGGGCGTGTCTGGCGACCAGCCGAGCAACGGCACCGGTAACGTGACTGTTGCCACTGGCCTGCCCTTCCGTGTTGTGGGCCTTGTGCCTGAGACTGCTGTGACCCTGTCGGGCACCGGCAGCACCTCTGGTTCTTCGACCACGGTGACGCTGACCGCCGCTGTGACTGGCCTGCAAGCCGGTATGCAGTTGATCTGCGCCACGGGCACTGGCTCTCTGGCCGGTAACTTCATCACGGTGACGAACGTGAACACGACGACCCTCACGGTGTCGAGCGCGATCACGCTGGCCTCTGGTTCTGAACTGTCCTTCGTGGGCTTCCCCGAAGTTCTGGTGAAGTGGAACCAGGGTTATCACTCGTATGCCTTCGCAACCGGCATCTAAGGAGTAACTCAAAATGGCAATTTCTCGTGCCCAACTACTGAAGGAACTCCTGCCGGGTCTGAACGCCCTGTTTGGCATGGAGTACAAGCGTTACGGCGAAGAACACAAGGAAATCTACGAGACCGAGACTTCCGAGCGTTCGTTCGAAGAAGAAACCAAATTGGCTGGTTTCTCTGCCGCCCCGGTTAAGCCTGAAGGCCAAGCCATTGCGTATGACAACG